AAATCTATTTTTTTCATTATCACGTAATTCTACCGCTTCAAAACTTCCTGTTGATGCACCTGATGGAACTAGTGCAACTCCTGAGAATCCACCGTTCTGTTACTACTTCTACTTGAATTGTTGGATTTCCTCTTGAATCTAAAACCTCTAGTGCTTCTATGCTTTTTATAGCTAAAAAATCTTTCATAAATATCTTCCTTTCCTTTTGTCTTTATCTGTTAAATATTTTAGACACTTTTTCCATATTTATACATTGCTAATTTTTTTAGTTTAGTTTAAATAAAAAGAGTCCTTTTATTATTCTAAAGGACTCTTTCTGTGCACATAAAATTTAATAACTTCATAGTAAAACCTATGGATACTTAGGTATGCTCTTTTATATTTATTACTTTCAAAAATCTGATAAAAAATTCTATTGGAGCTTACAACCATTTTAAAATAATTTCTGTAAATTCTCAAATATAATACACAACCGTATACTTAGTGTTTTAAGCAAATTAAACTTTTATAAATTTCTGATATGTTTATAGAACTTTTTCTATTGCATTATTTATTGCATTACTTTATCATTTGATTTACAATATTTACTCTAACCAAGTTTGAAACTTTATTAAAAGTTTTGTTAAATATCTTTATTATTATTTTTTCTTTCCAATTTAATTCTTTCGTTACTCCATTTAATGTTATTTCTTTTGTTTCTTTCATCAACAATCCCTTCCTTTGCAAATATTTTTTATTATTTGCAGTAAAGAAGTTATATTTCTTCCTTATTATACCCTTTCCATTATTTTTTGTAAATGTTTTTCCATAATTTTCTTCGACAATTTTCATTTTATACTCCTGTTATTTATTTCATCCGACGTCTTTTGATGTAATTATTGTATACTAGTTTTTACCAAAATGTTTAAACGTTTTATGAAAGTGCCTTTTTCTTTTATGAAAGTCATATTTTGTCGAATTTTGGGTTTTACACTAAAAATAGCTACATCTATTGTAGCTCTAAGTTTCCAGTGCTGTATAAGTCCGTTATTTTTTTACCCAAATTTTCTGCTATTACTAACATTTCTATAAATAATATTTTATCTACATCTTCTTCTATTTCTGCTAGTCTATGTCTTTCTATTCCTGTTTCTTCTGATAATTCTCTTAGTGATATCCCCATACTTTCTCTTATTTCTTTTATTTTTAATTCTACAATCATTTAAAAACACCTCTAGCTTTATTATTGCTAGAGATGTTTTACATTATTCACTTTCATTTGCTATTTTTATTATTTTCTTGAATCTTCTTGTTTTTGACATTGCTTTTAAACTTTCTGATGATAATACCAAATAATATTTTAGTAGTCTATTATACTCTTCCTCATCTTTTACTTTTAATATTTTTATCATTTGTAGTGATTTGTTATATGCTTCTTTCATATTTCATCACCTCTAACTATATTGTAACACATTATGTTAAATTTGTGTGTCGAATGTGGTCGAATAGAAAAAAGAACTATTGCTAGTTCTCTATACATAATCATCAGCTATTTTAGAAATACATTTTTTATATTCTGAATTAACTTTATATCTATTTTTTAAATCATATTTCCCTAAATTAGTATTATATCCATCTATACCTAAATGATATAAATCTATTAAATACAAATCAAATTCTTCTGTATTTTTATCATAATAAACATAAATTCTTACTCCTTCTAGTGTTTTATCAGCTTTGTTGTGTTTAGGTTTAAATTTCATTAAGTTTGGAATATTATTTATATCTAAACTTTCTTTTATTATATCTTTTAGCCTTTCTTCTTTTTCTTTATTTCCACTCTCATTATCTAATAATATAAATTTATCATCTAGACTCGCATTGAAAAAATAAAATTCATCAAATATCTCTTTGATTTCTTTATATATTTTTTTATCATAACTTTTCACACAATTAGTAAATAATTTTTCTTCAAAATTTATTGAATGTAGAGCTCCATTAATGTTCAAACCTTTTGCATTAATTTTTTCTTTACTTATTACCCTATTTCCTATTCTATTTACCTTTATAATCTGAGAAGAAATTTGATTAGGCTGTTTTATTGTAATATTCATTTACTATTTCTTCCTTTGGTATTATTTGATTGTGTCTTTCTTCATTTTCATTATAATGTTCTTTCCAGCAATTATCTTGATGAGATAAATCTACTAATCCGAAATCACTAATATCAAATAGTTGAGGTAATAAATAATCTATAAATTCCTTTTTTACAATATCATCTTCAAGATATCCTTCTATAAGTTCTTCATTTTTCACATCTAGATATTTCATTTTTTCAGCATGAAATACATTTGGAACTACTGGTCCATATGTCCAAGCTTCAATATCATCATCAAATAGATATTCATTATACTTAGAATAGTCTACTTCTACACTATTTGAATTTTCCTTATTTTTTCTAATATACTGTCCCCAATATGCAAATAAGAAATACAATGTTTTTTGTAATTTAATTGGAGATATTGTTCTTCTATTTATATTTTTATCGTACTCTAAATATTTTTTTCTAATGTATAAGGCTAATTTTATTGCTTCAGATGGTCCACTATTCCATCCTTCTATTATATTCATATAAATTCCCCCTATACTACATATTAATATTTTATATTTATTTGTCAATAATTTTAATATAATTGTAATATAAATTTAATCTTGTTGTAATATTATATTACAATTATGCAAATTTGTCAATTTTTCACAAACATTTTTTTGTTTTTATTTATATTATATCCATTCTTTTAGATATTATGAAACTTTTATTTTCCGTAGCATTTCAGTAAAAAATCCACCTCTCACAATCGTTTTTAAGCCTTTTTATTTTTTAATTAATGTAATTATATACCTTCATTTTAAGCCATAAAACGAAAAAAAGAGGTAAATTGAAATTAATCAACTTACCTCTTCTTCTTATCTAACTCCACCTGTCCATTTAGCAAATCCTATCTTGTAATTATTTATTCCGTCTATTTTATATCTTACCATTGGTCTATTATTAAATATTCCAAAACAATCACATTCTTCATATGGGCTTAAACTTCCTATTACTTTTGTTAAGCTTGTATCTGCATATATAATTTCTTTTGTTGAACCATTCTTATATCTTCTCACTGGCTCATCACTCCCTTCAACTTTTGGTACTGCTACAGTAGTTGTAGCTTGTCCTAATTTATTTGCTACATCATTTTTGAATTTTATCCATTCTTGTTCATTTCTTACATAATAACGTGGACATTCTTTTCCTGTTACATCATAATGTCTTATAATTGCATCTATACCTAAATTATATCTTTTACATATATCTGCACATAATTCTACTAAACTATTATATGTATTGTCATTGAACTTTCCGTCCCAGTCTGGATGACAGTCTTCTATTCCTATTGATTTTCTATTCATACTATATGAACCTGAATGATAAGCTATTTCATCCTCTGGAATACATTTTATTATTTCTCCATTCAATCCTATTACATAATGGCTTGAAGCATATGTTTTATGTGTAATTCTTAGATTTTCAAAGTAGTTTCTATTTGCTATTGCTGAACTTCCTGCATTTCCAACCCAATGTACCACTATGTTTTTTATTGTCCCTTGTTTTTCTCCACATCTACTATATGGATTTACTGTTAATAATCTTTCTTCTATATTATTCATTTGCTTCACCCCTTGTATCTTCTTCGGCTAATTCCATTGTTTCTACAATTTCTTTTTCCATGGTTTATTCCTCCTTATTATTTATTGCTTTTTGTCCTAACAAATATGTTCCAATAACTCCTTGTACTACTGCAATAACTTGTACTATTTGTATTGCACATGGTATTGTTATTCCATCAACTGCATTTATTCCAGCTACTAATGCACTCACTATTGCTAATATATTTGTTAAATACTTTGCTATTGTTTTTAATTTTTCCATATCGTCTCACCTCCTACTTTAAACCTAATTTCATATATATAAGCCCTAATATTACAGCCAAAACAGAATAAAATATATAATCTACTAGTTTGTCCCATTTCTTACTTTTTTCTTTGTCTATTTCTGAAACATTACTATCTAACTTTTGGTCTATCTTCTCTACTGCCGATTCTACTTTTCCCATTCTATAATCCATTTTTTCCATTATAGAATATGTTTTTTCAAGTTTATCAATTCTTTCGTCATGGTCTCCTATTCTCTTTGTGTTTGACTTTTCTCGTTCTTCTAAGTGTGCTACTTTTTCAATTAATTCTGTATCTTGCATCCTTATCCTCCTAATCTGTCGTTTTAGTATATTCTATTGTTACAATTAAATCTGGTTTGCTCCAACTTTCATTTGTCGAACGTACTTGTAAAACATTCTTAGTTTTATTCATCAATATAAACAGAGGTTTACTAACATTACTACCTGTATCTACATAATTTATTGATGTAGTTGACCCATCTGAACTTGATATTGAATATTTAATGTCTAAAACCTTATCAACATTATAAATAGTATCTATATCGTACCAATAATTAGAATTGATTTGATTTACATAGTTTACTGTTTTCCTATACAAAGGTTTTCCAAATAAATTTCCAATTACTTGTTCTTCTGTTGAATATATTTCTAGCTTATTTTTTTCCAAGTCTTTTACATAGTCTAAGCTTAGTATTGCTTTGCTATCTGTTGTTATGTTTGTTACGTTTTTATATGTTCTTGCGTTATTTAGTTCTTTTGCTACTGATTTCTGGTCATCTGTAAATTTTAGGCGAGTTGGTGTTGCCAATTTGTAATAAACTGTTAGCACATGCTCCTTTAGCCACGTTTTAAATTCATCTAATGTTTTAGTAGAATACTCTTTTAAATATATTTGAATATTCCTACTAGCAGATATTCCCTCATTTCCTAGCCAAGTTTCATTGGCTGTCTTTCTATTAAGTTTATCACAAAAAACATTTTTCTTTGCATCATTATTAAATCTTGCACTTGGACTTGGATTCATAAAAAATCTATATCCAGCAGATGTTGTTGCCTCTCTTACCCACGCTTCATCTCCTGTCAGAACTAATTTATTCCACGTATGTACTTCTTCTTCATTATCCCAATCAAAATAGTCATCTTCTAACATTTCTTGCTGTACTGGTATTATGTATGATTGTTCTTGATGTTCTTCGTATGGTGATACCTCTTTTTCATATTCTACTTGTAAATCTGGATAATTATCTTTGTTTGTAAAACCTAACAATAAATAATTATGTCTATTATTTTGAATTATTTTATTAACTTTTATATTTGTTGTAGTAGAATTTTCTATATAGTCTGTATCGAAAATTTCAGAGTTTATATTTTCTACAATCGTATTACTAAAAGCATATCTTAAATTATATGAAAATGTTTTGGTAAAAGATACTGCTATATTCTTTTCCTCTTTAGATATTGGAATAATTAATAACTTCTGATCTGAACGTGAAAATAATTCACCATTTGCCCCTATTCCTACTCCATTACATATTATTTCTTTGTTTTTGTTATACAAATTCTTATTACATTTTGTTAACTTAACTGAACCTTGACCATATTTGCTATATGATGTTGGAGTTGAGCCTTTTTCTATTTTAAGAGTATCTTTATCTGTTATTGATGCATTTACTCTAATATACTTACAATTAGAATTTGTTATATTAAAAATTCCATTAGTTTGTGTAGTTGCAATTCTCTTTAAAAATGTCTTACTTTTATCATATATTCCTATACTTCCCCAATTTGTTCTTCCAGAAATGTAATAATCCTTGTTAGTTTCTATCTCTATATAGTCACTACATATTGCAGTAGTCTCTGCTTGTATGCTACCATTATTGTCAATATATTTTCCATCTGTGGCTGTATCTTTATTAAATAAATTTATATTGCTACCTACTGTTTTTATTTCACTTGGATAATCTGGACTTGGGCTTACTCCGTATTGTTCAAAATCAGTTGCAGTAGAGCCTTTTTCTAGTTGAATTTTTATTGTGTCATCAAGAGTTGTTCCTGCTGCAAAACCACTTATAAAAGCATACATACTATATACTTCTTTTTTAAATGCCACATTTTTTGTTTTAGAACCCGCAGGAATCACAAATTCAAATATTTCTTCATCAGTATATATGCCTTTTAAATTTATATTAAATGTTTTGGGTTCATCAATAGACAAAACATAATTTCCAGCAGGATATAAATATATAACATTAGCTGAAATATTTGCCCACATATTAGTCGACGTTCCTTTTATAGTTCCTACGCCGTCTTTATCATATGTTGTTGTTATTCCATTACTTGTAATATTTAAAGGTTTAAATAAATTTTTCCCACTTCTCGTCTCCTGCTCACTATTCCCACTAATTCCTATCTTGCACCTTGCTCCACTGCTGTCTTCTACATGTATGTATTCTCCACTGGCTTGTCCTCTTATACTTGTTTGATAATAATCTTCTTGCATTTCTTTTAGTTCTTTTTCTAGTTCTGTTTTTTGATTTTGTAGTTCTTCTATTTTGCTATCTTGTTCTGTATCTTTGTTTTTTATTTCTGTGTCATCATAATTTTTTAAACTATCCAATTTTTGTTTATAACCATTTGTAAAATCATTTGTTGAGAGCTCTTTGTTAGGTACTTTATCTACTTTTTCATATAACTTTTCATCTATAATTTTATTATTTGTATTAGCTACTTTTATATCATAATATTCAGAACCGTTTTGGTAGTTCCAAATTATAATGTTCTGTATAATCAGCCATTTATATACACCTCCTCCAAACTCCATTTATATTAATCCATACTAATGCTCTTTTCCAAGGCCCATTTATATTAATCCAGACTTTTCCTCTTTTCCATGAATTACTTATATTTGATTTTATTGATTTTTGATTTCCTTTCAGTGTGATTGTACAAGTTTTTGAATTTGTATAACTACTTCCTGAAACAATAAAAGTAGCTGTTAAACTACTTCCATTTCCATATTTTTTATAAATATTATCCAATTCAGTATCTGAAAATGTAACTGTATTACTTCCTGTAAATACATTTCTACTTAATATTTGTGTATCTCCTATTTTCATTATTAAAGTCAAACTTGATATTGACCCTGGATTTGTTATTGATACACTTGCATTATTTCCATGTTCAAAATTATTTAATGTACTTATTTTAGCAATATCATAAGTAGTAACTGTAATTATATCTGCTTCACTCCATAATCCGACTATCCATTCTTTTACATCTAGTTTTTATTGTGTACTTTGTATTAGGCTTCAAGTTTGAAACAATATAATATCCACTTTTATTATCCGAAGCAACTACATCGTCAGCATCTGTCCAGTCAGCACCATTTAAACTATATTGAGTATAATCTCTCGCATCAGTCGTTACCCAATTAATAGAAATACTATTTATTCCATTACTTCTTAATGAATTTGTTACCTTTGTATATCTCGGTATTGTTGTTAATATTAGTGTTCCACTTGGTGTAAAATCTCCTGGACTATACGTATGTGTTTGAAAGTCTAAAATACAACTACAAGATATTGTTTTACTTCCATCATTATTATGCGTTATTGTCGTTGTTCCTTCACAAATTGTTTGATATGTATCATAACTTTGTGAACTATATCGACCACTTCCACTATTTACTACTGTTCCGTTTAATGTTACCGAATAGGTAGCTGTTAGGTCGCTGAACCTTCCTTGAGAGCCACTTTTAAGTTGCAATCTATATCCTACATTCGATGTATTTGAAGCTATGTCATAGCTATTTTCCCATACAGTTAAAAATGCTGAAAAGTTTTTTGCGTAAGTTCCACCATTTGTTCCTCCATCCTGTATAAAAGCTGCCATATCTAACCTCCTTAATTAAAATATTGTATATATATATCCCCATTACTTCCTCCAGATGGATTTCCAGTTCCTTTGCTTATAGCTTTTTGTTTACTATTCCATGTTGTTTTTTCTGTATCTGTTACAAACCTTCTTGATGTTGTTTCTTCAATCATAGTAGCAGAGTGCGTTGAAGGATGAGTATAATTATTAGCATTATTAGCAATCCCATCTAATTTGCTTTTATATTCATTAGTAAAATTATTGTCCGAAAAAGTCTTACCATTTGTCTGTTTTATACTTTTAGCTACAATGTTTCCTTCTATTATTATATCTTGGTCTTTTCTTACTAAATTTTCTATTATTCCATCAATATAATTTTGGAAATTTTGATATAATTCTTTTCCATCTATTGAAATTAAACTATTTACAATTCCACATAGTTCTTTATCCATTCTTGTATCTTTTATATCTTCTTTATTTATATTAGTAGTACTTTTTACCGTAACCTCAGCTAAACATATTTCATAGATATTATCATCTCGTTGTAAACTAGCTGGTGTTGTTGAATTTCCTTGTTTTATATATAATTGTGTTTCTCTTACAGCTAATGTTTTATCTAATTTAACTACTACTCTATCAACACGATTTCCGCTAGTTGGTCTTTCTAATGTAAATATTTTTTCTTCTTCATTTTCATAATCAGCACCTTCAATAATTCCAGCACCTTTTGATACTCTAATATTTAGACCTCCATCGTCTGTTACTTTCATACTGTTTTCGCCGTAGCTTTTATAATTTCCAAAGTAAACTCCATTACTCAAAAATTTAGCAAAATATTTTCTAAAAATTTCTGCTTCATATAATCTATCTGCTTCCATTTTTCCACTTTCAGAATTTAAAACTTCCATGGAATCAAACGGAAAACTTTTTAATGTTATAACATTTGCCATATTATATCCTTTCCATAAAAACAAGACCTAATTTATAGGCCTTGTAATTATTCTTTTTATTTCTTCACCTAAGCTTGGTATTTTATCTCCAAAGCCTAGTTCTACTGTTTTATTATTTCTTTCGTATATTTCCTTTGCTTGAATTATACGTTTATCTTCATATATTCCATCACTTTCAAGAGTTACTAAATCTCCTAAAAAGAAATCTTTTTCCCACTCCATATTAGGAATTTGATATACTTTTCCCTCTATGCTCTGAATTATTTTATATGTATCTAGCTTTTTTTGACCTTCTGAATTAAGTTCATCAATATCTTCTATATTATTTAAATCTATTAAAACTTCTCTTCTGTCAAAGCCTTTTGCTGTACCTAAAACAGTTATAAGTCTATCTTCATTTTCGCCTTTTCCTGCAACATAACCAACATTTTTATAATTAGAATTATCATCTGTTGTTGTTCCCTCAAGTAAATTTTTCTTTTTTTCACTAAATATAACATATGGATGTTTTATCGTTCCCTGTAGCTGTTCGTGTGTATAATCTTGTAATTGTTCTTGTGTAAACCCTTTCAGAAATTCATGTATATATGGGTTCTCTATTTGATTTACCGTTCTGTCTGTTCCTTTTAAACTATCAAAATAAATACATTTTTCATTTCTATTTAAATAACCATACCATCCTAGCCCAGTATCTTCACTTATATGTTTCAATTCATCATGTAAATTTGTTAATCTTGCTTGCCATACTGTTTTTATTCCTCTATTTTGTGTTGGTGCTATCTTAACCCAAGGAATATCTCTTTCTGTTGTTCTTATATTGTCGTAATAACTTTCTACTAAATGATTTTTCAAATAATGTTTTTGTATATTTTCTGCATAATCTTCTGATACTCTATCATATCCATTTGTAGCAATTATTCTTCTTTTTGTAACACCTTTTATACAAGTTCCAGTTACTTTCATTGTTTTACTGTTTTTTTCAGTTGATATAACAACTTTATCAATTAAAAGTATTTTGTCATCTCTTTTGTTTACTATTAACATATTATCTTTTTTTAATTTATTAGTATTTGCCTTATTTTTATTAATAGTTAACTCAAATGTTCCACATTCATAATAATTCCACACACAAATTAAACTTTCAAAATTAGTAATAATTCCTAATAATTCAAAGTTTGTATTTATTATTTCTATACAGTTCATTTATACACCTACATACTTATTAGTATAGTCTATAATTGTTACCTTATCTTTTGCTCCCTCTATATCTGAACTATACTTAATTAAGTTCTTTCCAACTATTAATTTAAAAAATGTAGAATTTAAGTCTATTTTATTATATACGTCTCTTGTTTCGTTTGGTGTTATCAGATTTACTGTTTCTTTTCCTTCTCTTGTATCTATTACTAATTTTTCTTTTTCTCCTATATCCATATTAACTTGTATATATTCTCCTGTTGTCTCATTAGTTATTCTTGGATTGCTTGCAGGTCCTACATATTCAATTTGAACTGGAGATTCTTCATCTCCTAAATTTTTTATTTCTTTATAAAAAGAAACTATAGCAAAATGAGTTGAAAGATTTAATGGAAATTCTAATCCACCTTTAACAGATTTTATATCAATATCTTGTCCTTTCTCATCTAACCAATATGGATCTTGACAATAAAAAGAGATAGTTGCAGTATCATGATTATTTTTTCTATCATTAAATTCTGCACTATCCTCTACTTTTCCATATATCCTATATTTTTTATAATCATTTGTATAATAAATTAATAATTCTCCTTTTTTTCCTGTGTCTTTATTATATGTTTTTGGATTAATTATTCGCATTATTTTTCGTCTTAATTGATATAACTTTAATCTGTCTTTAGTTCTAATTGTTACATTTAATTTAATAACACGTGGGTCTAATAAGCTGTCTTCACTGTTACACCCATCTTGATTTACTCCTTGGCTTTTTTGTGAAGTAGCTCCGTGGATGTCCTAACCCTTCTATATGTGACAATAATATATCTTCTTCTGAATTTCCTACACTATCAAATATAACACTTTCATTTAAAGCTAAATTAATCACTTCTAATTTTTGCATTTTATCACCTACATTCCTGCTAAACTTGATGCTAACTGTTCATCAATATTTCTTAATTTTCTATATGTTTCACTTGGCATTTCTGGATTTTGTTCAATGTTATTAGTTTGATATACATTAATTGTTTGAGTTTTAGGCTTATTAGCTCCTGGTTCATATTTGTACATTCCAGATGTCCATTCTTTTATTTTGTTTTCTATTCCTGCGTCAATTGTATCTTGTATCTTTTGAATAACATTTTGTATTTTATCAGCTATTCCATTATTAATTCCCTGTGCAAGTTTTTCGCCTAGACTTTGGCCTGTTATTTCATATGCATCACCATATGATTTTAGTAATTCTAATATTTTATTTTGATTTTGATCTACATTTAATAGCATTTTTTCAGCTGTTTCTTGAGCTTATTCCTTTTGTTTGTCGTAATATTCTTCTAATTCATCAAGTTGTTTTTCATATTGTTCTTTTCTTTTTTCTGCTTCATCTTCTATATTTTGAATTTTATCATCTTGCTCATCCTTTAATAAATCTTTTTGAGCATTTAACGCTTCTTTTTTATCGTCTAGCGCCCTTTTATCTAATGTTTTTTGGTACTCTACAACTAGCTTATCTAATTCTTTCTGATAATTTGCTTTTGTTGTTGCATCATGCTCATATTCTATTAATTGTTGAAGTCTATTTTTCTTTCTTTCATATTCTGCATCTTCTTCAGCTCTAGTCTTATCTTCCTCTGATTTATCTAATAAGTCTAATTCTTTTTGTATAGCTTCAATTCTTGCATTATATTCTTCGTTTATAGCATTTACTCGTGTTTCTTTCCATTTTTCTACTGCCTCTATATTGCTTTCTATTGCTTTTTTATCTGCTTCTTCTAATTCCTCTAATTGCTTTGTTATAGCACTTGTTAATCTAGATACTGTATCATCTACTGCTTGAACTCTTAAATCTCTTTTCTGTTTTTCATAATCTCTAATTGTATCTAGCTCTTCTTGATAAAGTTCTTTTCTTTCATCTAATGATAGTCTTTCATCTCTCATTATTTGATTTAAATAGTTCTTATGTAGTGCTATTATTTTATTCAAATCAGCTTCTTGCTCTTTTGTATCATATTCAGCACCACGTAAGTTTTTTTGGTCTTCTATATATCTTTCATAATCTGTTGTTTGTTGTTCCAACAAGTCTTTATTTTTCTGCGCTAATTCTTTTCTTAATTCATATAATTTTTCTTCTAATTCTTGTTTTTGTTCTGTTGTCTTTGCTAATGCATTATAGGCATATTGATACATATTTATTTCATCTTGTAAACTTATTTGGTCTAAATTTTTTCTATGTTCTATCATTGCTGTGTAATCATCAACACTTTTTTCCTGTAATTCTTTTTGTAAATCATATATCTTTTCTGTTAATTCCCATTTTTCATCTTGAGTTTTGGCATATTTTTTTAAGGCTATTTGATACATGTTTATTTCATCTTGTAAGCTTATTTGGTCTAGTGCTTTTTTATGTTCTATTTGTTTTTTGTAATTATCTAGGGCTTTATTTGAATATGTACTTGAACTTGATTTTTTGGGCGTATATGCTCCTGTTGTTGGTTTTGTATTTGGCACTTCTTTTGGAGTATATCCACTTATAGTAGATAATATATTTAATACACTTGTTAATGTTGGAATAATATCTGAATAAGCAATACCTATTTTATTAGCTAATTCTTGTTGTTTTTCTGCTGTGTCGGCTGCCTTTGCCATCTCAATATAGGTTTGAACTATTTGCATATTCCCTTCTATTGTCGTTTGGGAGGTGTTCCATGCTTGGTCTGCTTTAATTTTTTCTTGATTAATATAATCTTGTGCTTGTTTTATTATTATTCCTTCTGCATTTGCAGCCTCTGGATAAGCTTTTGCCAGTGCATTTACTGCATTTTGATATTCTGTTGTATTTTTATTTCCTTTTCTTACAATATCTAAATAATTTTGCATGGTTGAAACATTTATTTTTAACTGTGCAGCCTCTGCTTGTTGTGTTTTTATTGTGTTGATATCAATTGCATTTTTGATTTTTTCTCTTGCATTATATTCATTTAAAGTTTTCGTATTCTCCTCTTGTTTTTGTTTTAGTTCCCCTATTGTATTTCCATATTTTCCATTTTTCTTAATATTATCTTGTAATTGTTTTGATATATCTTGATATTGTTTTTTTAAATCATTATTTGCATTTAAAAAATTGTTCACTCTATTTTTTTGGTTTTCTGTATCCTGTTGTGCCTTTTGTGTTAATATGGAATAAGTAGATATTTTATTATTACTTTCATTTATTGCTCCTGTAAGATTATTGAAACTATTAGTTGACATATCTATTTTTGAGCTATCGATTCCTTTTATTTCATTATTTCCCTCTCCTTGCATTTGTTCATTCAAATTTTGCAATTGTTCCATTAATTTTATTTGCTCTTCTATGTTTTTCTTATCATTTTCTATAGCAGACTTATTTTCATCCTTATATTCAAATGTTCCTTTTTTTATTTCATTATATCTCTCTGTAATTTCTTTTAACTTTTCTGTTGCTTCGTTTTGTTCATTAATTGCACTCGTTAACATGGTTATTCCAGAAATAGCACTTGCTATTCCTAATGCAATTAGTGTAATAGGATTAGCCATTAATGCTTTTGTAAAACCTTTAACCGACAAAGTTGCTATCCCTGTTGCTTTTGCATATGCTGTTTTAGCTGTATTTAATGCAACCAAAGCAACTGCGACTGTCCCTAAAGTTACCGCAAAACTTGTTGCACCAGATGTAAGAATAGGATGTTGTTGTATAAAGATATTTACCAAATTCAATACTTGTGTTCCCTTTTCTATAATATTTGAAAAAGTTGGTTCTAATGCCTCTGCATAAGCAACTTGCGTTTCTCTCATTGCTTGACTATATTGTCCTTGTTTTCCTGCTAAAGTTTCTAAATAATCACTCATAGCACTTGCAAACGGCTCGGCTGCATACATTGTCCTATTTAGATATGCTTGATTTTTTTCTGTTTCTGTCAATTGACTCGCTGTTTTCCCAATACTTTTTGCATAATTATCTAACATTACACTTAAATTTTCAGTAACACCAGCACTGTCTGACAATGTTGATAACCCTTGTCTATAACCTTCAGATGCTACTCTTACTGCCTCTGATACAGTGTAATTTGCATTCCTATTTCTAATTGCTGAATTAGTAAGTGCTTCTATCATCTGCTCTGTTTGTTCGGCTGTAAATCCCATCAAAGAAAAGTTTTTAATAGTTGTTGCTAAATCTGCTTTTGTCATATATGCACCAAATTTATTCATTATTCCTGATAAATCTTGCATACTTTCTCCAGTATACTCTGATACATTTTGTAACGAACTCATCGATTGTGTATACGAATTATATTCATTTACACATTCTTTTATAGCTCCAATTATTTTGCCTAATGATAAAACTGCTGTTGCTGACATTGCTATATAACTAGTATCTAATTGACTATTACTATCTTTTACTTTTTCGTTTTGCTTTTCTAATTCTTCTAATTTTTTTTTCGCAGTTTCAATTCCTTTTTCAAGACCTTCTAATCTCATTTTTAAATTTATTGATATCTCGCCTATTGTTGTTTGATTTGCCATTTTTTCACTTCCTTTTATTAAAAAATAAAAGTACCTACTTACGTAAGTACTTCATTACTTATATACTTTGTTTATATATATGGCTAATTGTATGGTCCATATTTATCATAACATTTATTTTTTTGTCATTATTTCTAATCATATAAGTATTTATTCCAAGAAATTCTGTATGATTATAAATATTATAGTCTCCCCAATCAAATTCTTTCATTTCATTTTCGGATAATTCTTTTGCATTATAAAGTTCAGAATTTATAGGTTTATATAATTTCATAGCCTTATCATATAGTTTATTCTTCATAAAGTCTGCAAACAATGTCAATACAATTAAATTATCGTTGGCATATTTGCTTATATCTTCTGCTTTTGTTTCATCTGATAAAGCCCATAATAAAAATTCGTTTTGTGATATTTCTTCATTATTTTCTAATCGTTCTTGGAGTATTGATTGTGATATAAAATCAGTATTTATAGTATACTTTTTTATTTTCCACCCCATTAATGAATTATTTAGTTCTACATACATAGTTGTCATTTCAGCTGTCTCTTTGTTTTCTAGTAATACTGACGTAGCTTTTCTTTTATCATCTGAATATTTAAAAGTTAAATTAGCTGGTTTAATATTTGACAATAAATCCAGATATTCTAACTTCTCACTACATAGTTTTTTAGCTTCACTATAATTTTTAGTCTCAATCAAATACAAAAATCTACTAAGAGTCTCTTCTGGTGTTAATTTGTTTCTAAATGTAAATATACATATTCCTGTAACAGTTAAAACTATAATAAATATTCCTATACATAACTTCCAATTTTTTAAAATATTTGTCTGTTTTTCCATATATTATCCCCTCCTAATAAGAGAATAGCATATTTTGTATGTCGTTTGCTGTCGAAATTTGTTGGATTATTAAAAATCTTCTGCGTCTACTGTTTCTTCATCAGAATTTTGAACTTTATTCAATTCTGCATATTCTTGCATAATTATAGGAATTTCATCTGGATAATAGTCTTCCATAAAAGCTTTTTTACTTATGCCTATTTTTATGCAGATGGCAATTGTCCTTTGAAGCCAATTAGAGTTGTAATCTTGCTCAACATTGGCTTCATTTGGTCGAAAAAACTTTCTAATTCATTTATCTTCCAAAATTCTTGAATAACATCTAATACCTCTTTTGGTGTAAGTTGATTTTCTAATGTTTCTCTATCTATATCCATTAATTTTGATAGAAAATTAAATGTAAAATCAGGCAATATAATTAATAATTTTGTAATTAAAGTCATTATATTTTCTACTGTAAACATATCTGATAATTTAAAATCTTGTCCATTGTCAGAAATCTCTTTTATAAAGTCTTCTGGCAAATCCTTTAAAGTTTGTAGAGCTTCAAAATACTTGCCACAAGGCTTTTTTTCAACCTCTACACCATGTATAGTTTTTATTTTTGGTAAACTTTTCATTTCATTATTTCTTGCCATTATTTTATCCTCCTATAAATTTAATGGAGAGTATTTCTACTCTCCTATTATTATTCGTGTGAATCTACTTGTGCAGGTACTGTTGGTATTGTATCCAACCAAGTTAAATCTGCTGAACTTGTACTATCTTTATATACCCTAACTTTTGCATCAGATAATAAAGCTCTTTTATAAAATGTTCCACTTATTGTTAATGTAGCAACTTGTGTTCCATTATCTTGTGTTTGTAAGTCTTGTTTTACTTTTTTGAATTTAGCTCTATAATATCTAAACATTCTGTAATTTCCATCTTTTCTTTTAGCTTTAAATGTCATTGCATAGTCTTTGCTTTGATTATCTGGTCCCCAAGAATATTCTTGTGTTTCTTCATCGTAATTTCCACCTTCAAAAACTGACATTAATTTCAAGTCTGCTTCAGGAATTTCTAATTCAAAATCTTCTCCATCAAATATTTCTTCATCATCATATATTTCATCATCTGCATATATTGGGTCATTTGATGTTTGAATATCCCTTGTTAATTTTTGTGCATAAGGTATATTTACAGCATCTCCTACTTTATAATTTGTTTCTGTATTTTCTAATATTTCAAATACTTTAATTCCACTTAAACCTCTTAATGCTTTTTTTGGCATAATTAACGCCCTCCTTTATAAAATTTCTTCTTTTTCAAAACGCATAGTTTTGTGATATATTTTTGTTTCTTGTTCAAATAAATCCATTGCTAATGTTCTTTCAAACTCTAAATCTTCCATTTTTTCATTTACTTCAATGGCTAATTTAGAACATTTACTTGAACTTTTAGCCCATATATCTACTTGAATAGAAATATTACTGCTATATTCTTCATCATCAGCTTTACTAGACATTGAATTGTCCATTTCATAATAAGAAATAGCAGATTTTTTATCTAATTCACTCCACTTTTGTGGATAAAAATAAGAAACCTCTACATCAGAGATTTCTTCTAATTTTTTTAATATTTGTGGCTTTAAATTTTTCATTATTTACCACCTAACTTTCTTATATCTTGCTGTATTGATTTAATTACTTCTTGTTCTACTTCACCTGTATTCTTTGCGTGCAAATATGCAGGTGTTAAATATGGTTGCGGAGCCATACCTTTCCAGTCAGCTTTATATGATATTCCTTCTGGTCTATCTATATTGCTTTCAGCTCCTCTTTGACCCGTTCCAAATTCAACATAAGGAGCATATTCAAGATTAGTATATACTTGTGCTTCTGCTCCATCAAAAGTAGTTTGTGATTTTGTTTTTATAGAATTTCGTAATTGTCCTCCACTTTTATTTTTAGTTTTGCTTGGTTTTCTTACAGGACATAGAAATTTAGCATTTTTTTGTATCTTCTTCGCTCCTCTTTCTAGTCCTTTTTTACAACTTTCTTTTGCATTTCCACCTAATCCAGATAGAGTTGCAAGTAATTCATCTAATCCTTCTATACTATCCATTGTTATCACCCACTAAAAGAGTTATATGGCTATCAGAAGGTACTAAACTTTTTATGATATATTCTTTATTGTCATATACAAGAATATTGCCTATTTCGGCTTTTGTTTCGTTACAAGTAACTATTGCATTAGCTTCTATTTCTTTGCCATACTCTTGTTGTATGTATTCTCTTGTAGAAAATTGAAAATTACCTTTGAAACTATCAATTTTTTCTAGCTTTCCATTTCCAATTACAGAGCCTTCATCATCTTTTATTGTTCCAGATGTCCATATCTCCATCTCTTTGTCATAAAATTTATCAGCTATTGTTTGCTTGAATATTTCAGGTATTTGCATAATTACCACTCTACCTTTCTATATTTGACTAAAGTAGCCATATTTCTATCAAGAAACTCATCTACATTCTGTGACATAGAGTTTACTCCACCCACAACTTGAAAATTTACAGATTGTCCATTATCAGAAGCACTAGAAACTTGTTTTTTACCTTCTCCAACACCTTCTTTATTAAGATTATATTGTTCAATTAAAAACTCTTGTATAAGTGAATTTAGTCGTTCTGGTATAATTTCTATATGGCATCTATCTAATATCTTGTCTGATATATTCTTTTCGCAGAACTTTAAGTAACTATCTAACTTATCATCCGTAATATTTAATATTTGTTTAACTTCTTTCACATTATCTATCATGTTTATACCTCAAAAGGAGCTATTTCTAGCTCCCTCTTTCTAATCAGCTTTAACAGTTAATGTTGTTGTTCCTGCTCTTTTAGCTTTATTGTCAGAATCTACTTCAACAATTACTATTTTTTGTCCTGCAGTTCCTGAAATTTCATCTGTTCCATTCCAATTTGTATATCCTGATGTACAAACATCACCATATTTTGGCATAGTTGGATTAGCAGCTACTTTATATTTGTAACTATTTCCTTCTGCTTTAGCAGGTTCAACAGTAATTGCTGTTTTTCCTGTTGTTGTTCCTTCTGTAGATTCTACAGTTAATTCTCCTAGAGAGCCTGCTGGAACTACAGCACAGAAAGCTTCATCCTTAATTGGTAAATATGCTAATCTCATTGTAGCTTTAATACCAATTAAATCTTGTTCTGCTAATGAAATTGGTTTTCCATCTTTATCTACAGTACCTTCTAAAGTAGCTTCTTTTAATATTTCATATTCTAAACTATCTCTAATACCAACTAAAGATTTATCCCAATCTGCACCAACTAATTCAGCTTTAGTTTTATCCCAAGCTCCATTTCTTGAAAATTCTATTGGTTGTGAATATAGTTCTTTTCCATTTACTCCATCAACAAATAATTGATTTCCATTTCCATCTCTTAATTTTCTTAAAGAGTTTTTAATACCGATTTTTGCTGCAAAGCCATTTACATCATAACCAGCGTCTTCAACTGTTGCCATTGCATCGGCAACATCTAAATCTAGTTTACCTTCCCCATTTGTTCCTATTTCTATTTTATTTCCTGCTTTTTCAACGCATTTCATAATATTTCTTTCAAATGGTGAATTTGTTCCAAATATAGCTGCAGCATCTATAGCTTTATAAAATGCTTCTGCTATACTTTCCTTTAATTCACTAAATACATCTATTGTTGTATCGTTTAATTTTTCTTTTGTTACTGGTATAATAACTGCTAATTTTTTAGCTTTTAATTCTGGATAAATCCATCCAGCTTTAGAAGTTTTTATTCTTTCTCCTTCTCCTACCCAGTATGCTCCAGCTCCTTCTGTCATTACTGGTATTTTTTTAGTATCACTTTCCATTTGAGATACTTTAGATAATCTTAGTATACTAGAGCCTCTAGCTACATCTTTCATTATCTCTGTTGCTTGTTCTACAGGTACAAATCCTGCCAATTCATCTTTTAAATAACCCATTTTTCATTCCTCCTATTCTTTTTTGGGTAAAATAAAAAGACGTATAAAACGTCCTAAATTTTTCTTGCTTGATTTTCTTTAATTATTCCAACAAAATCTGTTGCACCACTATTGCCTTTATTTTCTCCGCCATTTGGAGTATAGTGATATGCCCCGCCTTGTTGTTCTGTTTCTCCAAATAAATCTTTATAAGTTTCCTTATTGGATTTCATTTGTTCTTCTATTCCAGAAACCACATTTTCTCCTTTTTCATCTAATATTATTTTAGATAAATCAAATTTTCCTAGTAATAATTCTGGATGTTTCGCTTTCTCAGCATATAATGCATCTTTTATTGCAATTTCTTTTAACATTTTGGCTTTTTCTGCCTTGCCTGTTGCCTCTAAATTAGCAATTTTTGTTTCATAATCACTAACTTTTTGTTGCAAATCCGCATTATCTCCATTAGTTTTCTTTAAGTCCTCAATTGTTGTTTGAGCTGTACTTAAAGATGTTTTAGTATTGTTTAAATCTGTTTCTAGTTGTGAATATTTAGCTTTCGTTACATATTCATCTCCATTAACATTTGCAATACTTACTCTTTTGTCCTTATCGGCTTTCTCGTTATAAGAACTTATTTTGTTTTTGACTTGAGTAAACAAGTCTTCTCCTAAAATTTCTTTTAAGAACTCCATAATATCTTTCCTTTCCGTTGCTATTTCTGCAACTTAAATAATATTTGCTTTTTCAAGCATAAAAATAAGCCGTATTTCTACGACTTTGTTTGGTATAGGCTGTAAGGTGTATATCCTCCATTTAACTTTACACGCCAAGCACCTATTATATAATTTTAAAATGTTAATAACTAATTTAATCTTCAAATAAAACATATGGATAATATCCACTTATATATTTTACTTTCTTTCTACTATATCCATTAATTTTTTTCTTTTTCATATATCCACCCCATATCTTTTGATAATTTTGATATAATTAAATCTCTTTTTTCTGCTCCATTAAATGATTTATATTGTTTGTTTATTGTTTTTTCTATTTTATTATACTTTTGTTTTAAATCTTCTATTTTTATATTTCTGTTTGGTGCCTCTAAATAAAAAGTATAATTTGGAGATTTAACAATCATTGTATCTATGCTTTTAAATTTAACATAACTTTTTATATCTGTCAAAGAAAAAGAATAGTTTTCAGGGTGATTATGTATAAGTATAAATGAATTGTCTTTGTTCTTATATAATCTTGCTATATTACTTATACTAGGATTAACTGTAGTCTTTGTTCCTGTTGTAATTTTTCCTGTTAAATTACCTGTTCTTGTATCTAGCATAGCTAAGTTTTCTTTTTTATTAGTTTTATATTTTTTCATAATTATGTTTTGATATTTATTTATATTGTTTGCTCTTTGTTGGTTTGAATATAATTTTGTTTTAATAGTATTCTTAACAAAATCATTAATATTTTCTTGAAAATTTAATTTTTCTTTTTTATTTTTTATATTTCCTTGTTCTAATATTAACTTTGGCTTGTATTCTTTACTCCATTGTTCGTAACTTATATCTTGTGGTACAAATATAATATTTCCATTTTCATCCTTTGCTCTTCTTTGTAATTTTTCTGTTACATCATCATCAAATACTGCTACTGTTGTGCATCTATCGTTTGGATGTATTGGTGGATAATTTTTACCGTGGTTGTCTATCTTTTACATTAAACTCTTTGTTATCTAGTTCTGCACAATGTTTACATGTAACATTATCCAAAGTTGCTATAAATCTATATTTTTTTATATCTAATTCTTCATAAGATAACATTTCGGATTCATTAGCAAAATGATTTACCTCTGTTCTTACTAATGTAGTAGCATTGTATAACCCCACATTCATAAAACCAGATAATTCAGATGCTATTTTTTGTATTGTTTTACCTGACATTGTATCAGCAGTTAACTGCGTTTTTAAATAACTACCTAATTTTTCACTATTTTTCCATATTCTTTGAGAAAAATTCGCGTTATCAGTCCATTTTTCATTCAATAATAGCTTTATTGTTTTATCATCTATTTGGGAAAAATTAAACCCTAATCCAGTCGCTTTTTGGACATTATATATATTGTAATAATATCCTTCTTTTAGTGTATCTACATATCTAATTTCTGTTATTTGTTGTTCTATATCTGCCAGTTTCTTTAATTCTAAATCTATACTTTCTTGTAATTGTTCATATCTTGATATACGAAAAGAATAAGCAGATGAGTTATATTTTAATAACATCTTCTGCTTAATATCTTCATTTTTTATATTATTATTTATTGTAGTTAATAAATTTCTTCTATATATATCTGTTTCTTTTTTATTTAATAATTGATTTAAGACTTTTTTATCAAGTACATCTGATTTACTATAATTCTTATATATTCTACTAATTTCTTTGTTTATATTCTTAGTTGCTCTTTCATATGATTCTATTAATCCTTTTATAGTGTTTTCAGTCTCTTTTTCTAGTCGTTTCATCAATTCTGTTTGTCTTTTTTCCCAATAGTCTAGAGGTTTTCTAGCCATTTAATCACCTCTATTCTTGATTACCTTCATTGTTGTGATTATCTTCAAATCCCCCCGCATTATTAAATATCTCTTGTTGTCTTTTTTGTGCTTCCTCTTTTTGTTTTTTTAATTTTTTCATTTCTTCTTCAGGATCTTCTACCCAAGGATGATTTTTTACTATACTTTCATCTGATATTGTATCTTTACTTTCTGCTGCTATTTGTGCATTTTCTAAATCATTACTTATCATATTTCTTGTCCATGTTTGTATTATAGATTTTGTTTTCCAGTCTGTAATATTTAAAAACTTCATTATTGCTCTTACTAATTTAGCAAATCCTTTTTCAAATTCTATCTGTGTTAAACCTGCTTTTAATTCCAGCTTTCTATAAAAGAATTTCAAAGCTACACCACTAGCATTTCCAAAATTTTCTGTATCTTGTTGTAATGCCTGTCCACTTTCATATATTTGTTTCTTTAATATTTCTAATATACTATTTCTAGCCTCAACAGGTATCTCTATCTGTAAGGTTTTTAATCCTCCACTTGTTTTTCCATCTGCTCCTGTTTCCGTTTTAATTGTTTTATACCTTTTTAAATCTCCTAGAAACTCTTTTAGATTTTCTCCACCATAGTTTTCAAGAATATATATAAGTTGTTGTATATCTTCCAAATCATTAGCATATCCACTCATCACTTTGTCGTATATATCAATTAAATCTCTATATTTCTTTAAGTCACTTATCATATTACGATTATTTTTAAATTCAATAAATGGCACTTCTTCTAAATCATGTTCAAACTCATTATATTCTGCTGATAAATATGTAAGTCCTGTTCCTGATAAGTTTCCTCTAAATTTATATTGTTCACAATGTTTATCGTCCCAATATTCAAACATTACAAATTCTTTAATTGTTCCATTTTCATTTTCTTCTACAATAGGATAATATCTATAAAAACCTATTAATTTCTTTTTTAATTTACCGTCAAAAATTGGTAAGCATTGTTCAGTTTCAACAACTGAATATAAAAACTGGTTATCTTCTATCCAATAATGAAGCCAAGCTACCTTATTGTTTGTTGCATTAGTACAAAGATAAGCACTTTCACTTTTAAAATCATCACCTAATGTTTCTTTTATTTTCTCGTTTACTTTCTTGTCTCCAACATCAAATAAAACTGGATTTGTAAACATATAAGCTGTTTTCTCATCTGTTATAAGTTGATGAAAATTATGAGAAACTCTATTGTCTGCATTTCTCATTGGATCTGTTTCACTTGGTAATACTCCTTTTACCCTTATAATATTGTCATTTTCATAATATTTTTTTTCCAATTCAATCATTCTTCTGCGTTCTGCATCATTTTGAATAATCTTTTTAATTTTGTTTATATTTAACATATCATTACCTCTACTTTAATATTGATAATCCACCTTGTTTTGGCTCATATAAAGAAAGAACTAACGCATCTCCGTCTATCAGGAGAAGTTAGTCCTCTTTTTTTCATTTCTTCTTTTCTTTCTAATTCTATTTTCCCGTCACTATTTATTCTGTATTTTCTATTACTTAGTTGAGTAATTTGTTTGTCATCATATATAAGTTCTATTTCATGTCTTCTTAATTTTTCTCTTAATAACCCCCACATTAGACCTGTTGAATTACTAAACTCAATTGGCTCTTCTTGTTTGTTTTTTCCTCCTGCTCCACCAAAATGACATTCATATAGTTTTACTGTTGACCAACCTTTCTGTGATTTGATTTCTTTTAATCTATCATATACTCCAACTCCTAAACCATCACAGTCTATTTTTATATGAATTGGTATTCCAATATATTGACTTCTTAATCTTTCAACTAATTGTACTATTGTACCAGTAACTTGCATTGTGTCATTATGATGTAATACATTAAACGGTTGTTGATATTGTTTATCAAATAATATATTTATTATTGTTTCATCATCACCATATCTTGCAACATCGACACCTATATCAATTCTATTTATTGGATATGCTCTGTTTGGTGTTTTTACACTACAATTTTCTACCCAGTCTAGTTGTATAAAACTATCTGGCATTGCCTTTGGAAATTCTCCTGCAACACGAACCCTGTATACATCACTATCTAGTCCATACATATCTATAATCATTTGTATGTATTCTTTTGAAACTCTTTTTGAATTTTCTCCTGATACTTTAAATGTACTATATATACTTCTGTTCTTATTATGACTATCAAAAAAGAACCCACTTAATTGGGTTGGGTTTCCACACATAATTAGTTTTGCATCTTGCGTTGACAAAGAACCTAATACAGGTTCAAATACCACATCTTTAACACCGCGACGCCTCATCTATAATATATAATAAGTGGTCTGCATGGAATCCTTGTAGTGCATCTGGTTGTGTTGCTGTTCTTGGTACTGCAAACCAATTTTCTGGATTAGATTTCATATAAAGTTTTTCTTGTGTCCATTCAATTTCGCTCTGTATTGCTGGTGTTCTCCATTTTGCTACTTCTGCCCATAATATATCGTGTAATTGGTGTTTCGTTGGAGCAGTACAAGGTATTTTAGGAAATGGTCTTGTACACATAAACCAATAAATAAGCCAGCTTTGTAGTGCTGACTTTCCTATTCCATGTCCAGAACGAACACTCGTTAATTGATTTTGAGCTACACTTGTTAATATGTCTCCTTGTATATCGTCTGGTGTAACCTTTATTATATCTTTAACAAATTCAACTGGCTTATCTTTATAATATAATATTGCTTCTGTTGTTAGCATTACTTATCACCTGCCTTGACTTCATAAGCTTTTTGTATTGCTTCTGCAAGTGATTGTGTGTTACTAATTTCCTTTTCTTTATCCAGTCCTTTTGCTAGCCTTTGTCCTTTTTGTGATTTTTCTAATATATCTATCATTTTTTTCAATTTATCATAATCTGGCATTCCTGCATACATATATTCACTTGGATTATTAAAGCTATCTTCTAATACATTAAGAAAACTATCATATAATTTCAAGTGTCTTATATTTATATCTACTTCTTTTTCTATCTCTTTTTCAGTAACTTTTTCTATTATTTTTGTCGCTTTTTTGTCTTCTTTTTGTCTTTTTTTGTCTTTCCAACCTGATGTATGTTTTCTTGTTGTTCCATTATTGTTTATTTTTTTATCTTTTAAAAAACTACTTACTGATTTATAATCACTTAGTATATATTCTTTTTCTAACTGCTTCCAGTCATATTTAGCCACCTCACTCACCTACTTTGTTTTGTCCTTAATGTTTTTATTTATGTTCATAATCTATCCTCGAATTTAGTTTTTATATCATTATTCATAAAACTCATTAATTCATTTATATAAATATAAGTATCACATTTGCTTAATTTACCTATCTTTTTAACTAATTGGCTTTCCTCTATTTTTATTGGCATTTCTATACGAACATAAGATTTTTCTTTTAATCCTGCATCATACCAATTTCTTATTTCTTTTTTATTTTTCTTGTTCTTTGTTGTTATTTTCATTCCTAAATAGTCATTATTTTTTTCAATAATAAAACCATGTCCATCATCTATAATTAAACACGGTCTTCTTTCTAATATTACATTTGATATTCTATTATTGTATGTTTCTATCTTAGGAATTATTGTAACCCATATATCTCCTATCTGTGGTTTTTCTATGTATTTCATTTAATTAAGCACCTCTCTTTAATCCTGTACGGACAAAATACTTTACCTTCTCTTAGATTAGTAATTTCTAAAAAAGAACAGTTTTTACACTGTTCTGGTAATTCACTCTTTATTTGTTTTAATTTCCATTTTTCATTATATTTTTGCTCTTCTTCTATCATATCTAGCACTTCCTCACAACTGTCAAATTTACATACTTTACACTTTTTATTCCCATTTGGGCATATCTTATTATCTATTAAACATTGAATCATATTCTATTCCTCTTCTGTACATGTTAATCTTCCATCTATTCTTCTTACTATTTTACAATCTATGTTCTTTGTGCATGTGCTACATTTTTCTTTTTTGTATTGTTCTATTTGTTTATCCATGATTATTTCTCCATTTTATTTTTATTTGTATGAAAAAAGCACTGAAATTAATCAGTGCCTTTTTGTTAAATTTTATTAATCATGATGTCCATATTCATTAGTTCCAGCATTGTACCAATCATGAGAATGGCCTTTAGATGAATCGCTTGTACCGTATACATCAATACGGCTATCAGTCTGCCTTACTGTACCACCTGAATCTGTTGGATAACAAAAGTTACCATTTCCAGCTTCTAAAATGTCTTCTTCAAGTGACCGCTGACTTTCTTTTGTACTTTCATATCTTCCATCCCATCTACTCATGCTCTTACCTCCTAAAGCATTTGCTTTAATTTGCTGTTTGCTTAGTTTCATTATCATTTTACTATATTATGTTAATTTTGTCAATTTTTATATTATTAACTTTTTAAACCACATAGAGGTACAAAAAAAGAATAGACATTTAAAACATCTATTCTTAAATCAACAAATAGGTTATCGCATTGGGTTTGATATTTCTATCTGCGACTTCTTAACTTGTACTAATTTTATCACATATTTTGTTAAAATTCCGCCAATTTTCCGCCAACTTTTTTTAATTCATTATGTACTGCATATATTAACTCTTGATTTCTTCTCTCAAATGTTCTTTCAGACATTCCTGATTCAATTACTTCCCATTTTGTTTTACTTAATATGTAATATTTGTTAAATATTATTTTACAGTCTTTATTTATCAATTCTAATGCTTGTACTACTGCTTTATATTCTTTTATTGATTTCTGTAATTGTTCATCTTCTTGTAACTTTATTACACTATTCAAAACATTGTCGCTTATATTATATGGTGCTTTTGGCATTCCATCTAAATTTTGACTGCCTATACTTAATATGTCTGCTCTTATATTCATTATATTGATACAATTATAATTATATCTTTTTAAACAACCTTTTGCATAATTATATTCTTCTTTGCTTAGTTTTTTATTCATTAGTGTGCCTCCTTTTTATATTTTCTCTTATTAATTCGTTTTTTAAACTGTCTAGGATCTTGTATGCTTCATTTAATTGTTGTTGATTATATTTTCTCTTGTCTAAACTTATGAAGTCTATATCTTCTAATTTACTCATTGTGTTTACTACTATATTGTATATGTGATTTATTGTCATTTGTTTGTCCTCTCTTTTATATACTCATATATTACTCTTTCAACATAAGCTAATGCTTCATAATTGCTTATGTATTTTCCATCGTGTCTATGTCTTACTGTACTTCTTATTATCTTGATTTCTTGATTATATTGTCTTTTATACATTGTTGCTAATTGATTTTTACTTAGTCCTGCTTTCCACTTTTGAATTATCTCTTTATCTTGCATACTACACCTCTTTAGATTCTCTTTAGAAACTCTTTAGATAGTTTTTGCATTTTTGTGTAAAATATGTTATAATTATTTTATTAAACATCTTAGGAGGTTACATTATGCAGGATTTTTTTGGTATCAAAATTGATACCGCAACAATGACTTTAGAAGAACTCGAAGAAGCTCAAAAGAAAGTTAAAGAATTATATTCAAACCTTTCTGTGCAAATCAGTTTAAGAAAATTGGCTGAGCATAAACACAGTTCTTCTAATTAAATTTTCTCCCCACTGAACTTTAGTGGGGTTTTTCTATTTTTCTTGATTTTCAAAATATTGCTTTATTCTTTCTTTGCATTTTTTAATATTACATTCTTTTCCTTCACATATATCTATGCAAAATTCTTGTTTTTATTGCATCCCATTATAATATCTTAGTCTTTCTGCCATCAAATCTATTATTTTGTCTTTATTTTGTAATTGTTTGTTTAGTCTTGAAAATTCTTCCTTATACAGACTATATTTTTGTAATTTTCTAACTTCCTTTACTCTATTCCTTAATTTTCTTAATAAGTCATCATTATGTTTCTTTAATTTATCTATCTGTTTGTCTTTTTCTTTTAACATAGATAAAACTGTATTAAAATGTTTCACTCTATTTTGATATAATTCAAGTTCTTTATCATAATAATCACAATCTGTTGCTTCTATAAATTTGATTTGTTCTTCAAAATATTTTATATGTTTCTTAAAATATTCTATTGTTTCTTCTTGTTCTTGCTTATCAACAGCTTTTATTACTTCATCTAATTCTTCTAATGTAACTTTTTTTAAATCTTTTAATACTTCTTGTTCTGTTGTCATATGTTAGTCCTCCTTTAACCACCCAAGTTCTTGACATTTCTTATTTATTGCTTGTAGTTCTTTTATATTTAAAATAGGATTTACTTTCAATGACATTGTTCTAATCTCTTGTGGTCTTTTATTTGCTCCTATTTCTATTCTTTCACCTACTATATGGAATCTAATATATAAAGTATACAACTCTCCTCTTATTGTTTCTGATTGCTTATATTCAATAACTCTACAATCTTGTGTTGTCCATTTGTTTACTTCTGGTTTTTCTTCTTCTGGATGATTATCATATTTTTCATATCCTAATTTTTCAAACATCTCATCAGCACCCATTTTACTTGTTCTCCTTTAACTCTTTTACTTTTTTATTTAGTTGTTTTACTGCTTGTATTAATTGATTGATTTTATTTCTTTCAGTAGAATATTCTACTATTCCTTCTAATTCTTCTATACTATCTATATCTATTTTATCTTCTATTGGTTCAAATTCCCATTTTAATTCAAAACTATTAGCATATTCTTGTCTATTATCATATTCTACAAATAAATAACCGTCTCTAGCTATAAAAGTTCTATATCCTGCTTTAAATCTACTTCCATCTTTTATCTTCCCATCTGCTATTGCTTTTAGCAGTTCGTATCCTTTATATTTCATTTTATTTTCTCCCTTCTAGTAGTTCTTGTAAAACTTGAATAATTATCTTGTTATATGCTTCTGTTTCGTAATAATATTTATTGTTCTCATTTATTTTTAGTGGACCATTTTGTAATTCTTCTATCTTGTCTTTTACTTTTTGAACTGGAATACAATCAGTTTCTTTTCTCTTTTGCTTTACATTATCATTAATTATTTCTAATGTATTCCAATTGTCATGAGTATTTATTACTCTTGGTCTAATATTTTCTAATACTGCAATGCTTCCACTTTCCCATTGATGTAATATTATTCCTATTTTCCCACTTCTTTTATTCCTTACTGGTAGCCCCACCAGTTCTCTTTCCTGTCTCAATTCTTCATTCTCTTTTAATACTCTTTTATAATCTGATAAAGTATAGTTTATTGCTTCTTCCAATTTTTCATTAATTACTACTTCTGCTTCTATATGTTTGTTTTTGTTTTTGTTTATACAATCAATACATATACTACTTTTTGGTTTAATGTTTATGTAAAGGTTTTTGTTTTTTAATATTTCTATCATTTTTATATCTTCTGCTATACTATTTTCTTTCACTTAATTCCACCCCTCTCTTACCCTTTTGTCGTAAAACTCTTCTAACTCTTGGCATTTTTCCTTTATTTCTTCTGATATTCTGCTTATGTTTTCTTTTATATTTTGTATAGTTTCTTCGTCGTCTTTATAAATTTTAAGGTTATCTTTATTTATTAAATACATGTTTTGTAAATAACAAATATAACTTGCTGTTTCTGTTATATATTGCAATTCTTTATATGGTTCTACTGTATTAGCTCCAAATGCCAATTTAGGCACATTCAAACATTTTTGTAATAGTTCTATAAGGTCATTTTCTTTCACTTAAAACACCTCCTAAAAATCACTAACATAAAATTCTAATGTTTCGTCACAACTCCAACATTCTTCAGAATTTGTTTCTCCGCAATCTATATCATAAAATATATTTATCTCTCCACAGTTTGGACATTTTATCTCAACATCTTCGCATTCTCTTGTACTTACTTTTATCTTATCTTTTTCTATTTTCATTATGTATCACTCCTCTCTTAATTTTTTACCTTCTTTTAATTTATACATCTTTCTCCTCTTTTCTTGACTGTCTATTACATATATGTTATTATATTTTTGGAGATGTGATGAAATTGGTAGACATACCAGCTTACCAAGCTGGCGGATATTATCCATGCGGGTTCGAATCCCGTCATCTCCACTGAGCACCTACTTTGTAGGTGTTCTGTTTTATTGTTTTGAAATAGCTATTTTTCTCCTAATAACTCTGGATTATCGTATATATTTCCGTAACACTTCAAATTCTTTATTTGTGTACAATAACATTTCTTTGCAGTCATTTTCTTTATCATATACCTCGAATGCTAAATCTATTGTGTCAAATATAATTTTTCCTTCAATTTCAATTAGTGAATTTTTTATTCTTATGATATCTCCCTCATATATCTCTTTTCCATTTTTATCGTGTAGTCCTGTGTATTGCATTAATATTAGCCCAGTACTTTCGGGTGCAATAAAAGTATTTTTCATATTAGTATCTAGAAAATCATTCCAATTTAACATTTTCTCAGACACTTCATCCCATGCTCTAAATTTTATCTCTCTATTCATCTTCTCCTCCTACTTTATAGCAATTAGCCATATAACTTTCTTTTGTTAGTATTTCTACTAGGTCATCTTGTGTATGTATTTTTCCATCATATTCTTGTATGTATATCCATCTCTCATATTTCTCTTTTTGATTTTTATAGATTAATATTCTTTTTGAATTTTTGTATATACTATCTTCTATTGCTAAAATTCTATATCCATTTACATAGTCTCCAGCTTCTATTAAGTCTATTAGTTGTTTGCTGTGTTTTACTGGATAATCATTACATTCAACGATTACTATCTTATTATTATTTGCTTTTAATATCCATTCGCTCGGCTCTGGATAGCTCAAAGTCTCTGATATTAACTCTCCTATAACTCCCTTGTTTGTTCTCACATATTCGTTTACTTCTATCATCTCTTATGTTCCTTTCATTTAATTTCTTCTATTTCTAGAATAACTTTACTTGATTTTCCATATTCAAAATCATCTCTAAAACCTTTTACAAAGTTTCTGTTATCATCTTTTAACTTTCCTGCTTTTACCATACTGTCTAATATGAACTTTTTGGCAAAGCATACATTGTCTAAATCTCGTCTTTTATTTTCTTCAATCCAGATGAAATGGATCTTAATTGGATTTTTATATTCAGGTAACAAATTTATATACCAGCATATGTCTTTTTCAACATTCTTTTTCATATTAGCTCCAGCATACTTGTTTCTTCTGCATTCATTTATGTACTGGTTCAATGATGGTAGTCTAAATGGTATTTCTATTTTGTTCACTTTTCTTTAGCTCCTCTCTTAACTTTTCTTGCCAATTTTTTATTCCTGGTACAAAATATTTGCATCTTGCTACTGGCTTATAATCTTTGTTTTCTTGTTTGTTACAACATAGACAGTAATAACATAGTGTATTCTTTTTTATTTGTTTCATAGGCTAGTCCAATCTAGGTTTATGTTGATAATTTATTGCCTCAAATCCTGCTTGTGTTCTCTCATATACTGCTACTGTTTTGCCTGTGTATTCGCATTTCTTTTTATCTACTGCTTTTACATATCCCATTTTTTCTAATTCTGTTAGCCTTGGTGCTGTATAATTTCTTTCTGTACTTGGTATAAATCCTAAATCAAATAATTCCACTGCTAATTCCTTTGCCGTTTTAGGCTTGTCTAATCTATTTAAAATTTGTATATATCTTATTTTTGTTTTATCTTGTATGTCATTAAAACTCATTTGCCTTGTAATCTGTGTTAAGCTATTTCCCATTTATAACCACCTGCACTTCCTCTCTTTCCTTTAATACAATTGCTTATTAAACTTTTATATGTTCCAGTATTTAAGCTGGCTTCTGTCATACTTGACCAAGTTTTAATATATTTTCCTGCTAAACTATACTGCTTTACAGAAATTTTGTTTTTTTCTATTGCTTTTTTTATATTTTTTCTCCCTGTTTTTCTGCCATTTATTCTTCCATATTTTATTCCTAATTCAATACTATGTTCTTTCATTTTTATTGTTTGTATTTGTAATTTATTTTTATATGCATGAATTTGATTTTCACTTCTTGTACACCATTCTAAATTACTAATACAGTTGTTTGATTTATTCCCATCTATATGATTTACTTCTTTTTTATTTTGTGGATTTTCTATAAATGTTTTTGCTATTAATCTATGTACTCTATATGTTTTTCTCTTTTTATTTTTTGATAAACTTATTATTTGATATCCTTGTTTATCACTTGCTTTTTTAATTATTATTTCATTGTAGCATTTACTTTTACTGTAATATCTTAATCTTTTTATATTTCCCATATTGCTTATTTGATATATTCCTTCATATCCGTTTAATATCTTTCCATTCTTCTTTTATCCTTGTTTCTGTTGTAATCATTTGTTTATCACTTCCTTTACAATCCTAATTCTATTGCTAACGGTGTATAAAAATTGGTTCTATACCTTTCTTCTGGGTATTCCCATCCTTTATATTGTTTTTGCATTCCACAACTACATATAGCCATATACTCACAAGAAATTTCTTTTTCACCATTTTTTATTTTTTTCCAATATGTTATATAGCCTGTCCCTTTACATTTGTTACATTTTTGAGTTGTTTCGTCTCTTTTTACTTGGCTATATCCTAAGTTTGTATTGATTTCAATTATATCTGCTAATTTAGGTAAAAACTTACAAGTTCTATATACTTGTGAAATTACATACTTAAATCGTTTTATATCCATTTTTCTTAATTCTTGAAACCATATTTTTTTCTGTTCTTCTGATATTTCTTTTTGATAAAAATTTTCTATCTCTGTAGTCGTTTTAGTAAATTCATCAATCGTCATCACTTAGCCCCCATTCTTTTCTATATCTCTCGGCTTTTTCCTCATCTGTTTCCTGTTTTTTGTTATTACTTTGATTTAATTTTTTTTGACTTTCTATTTGTTCAACAGAACTTATACTTTGCCTGATATATCTATCTAAAATGCTTTTTATGTATTTCATATTCATTGCTTTATGCTCTATTGCATCTTGCATAGCATAAATTATTAAATCTTCTGGCAAGTCGTTGCAGTAGTCCTCTAATATTTCTACTTCATGTGGAGTTATTAAAGGATTTATATTTTCCATATAAAATTTTATACTACTACTAGTCTTGTTTAGTTTAGTTTTGTTTAGTTTATTTAATGTACTACTATTTTGATTACCAATTTGATTACTATCTTGATTACTAATTTGACTACTAACTTGATTACTTTTTGACATAGTGATTATTTTATAAGAAGTTGCTTTTGTTGTATTAGGTTTAAAATCTATTAATCCTAATTGCTTTAAAACATTTCTATTTTTATTAATACCTGCTCTAGATAATCCAGTTTCTAATTGAAGCGTAAGATTTGCAACAGTAAACCATTCGTTCCAGTCACATTTATTGTTTATGTACATTAGTCCATGCCATAATGCAATTTGACCTGTTGAAAGTTGTTTAATCTGTACTAAATCATAAAACGCTTTAATTTCTGTCAAGTAATTCATTTTTTCTCCTTTCGTACAATATAAGGGATAAAACTTTATTTTGTCTTATCCCTGTTGTCTAATATTTATTTGTCTTTTTGTTCTTGTCTATGGTCTATTTCTATTGTTTTAAAATTACCATGATTGTCTGTATAATCTAAATACAAGTAATTTATCTCTTTAATATTTAACATTTTTAGTAATTCTTCCATATCTACTACCTCCTAATATTTTTTATAAATCAACTTTTCTTTGTTCCAGTTTGCTCCATAAATGCCTTTTAAATAGTTTTCTATGTAATCTTCGTATAATTTAGTATCTTGTCCAAAATCTTCTTGATAATGACATTCTGGGCACAATGTAACTATATTCTCTTCTATGCCCAAACCACCGTTGACTTCTTTTTATAAAATGTGCATTTGCACAAGTTTTTGGAACATATCTTTCACAATAAATACATTTATGATTATCTCTGTTCCATACTATTTCTTTTACTTTCTGTGATATTTCACAAGCTTTACTTCTTTTGCTCATTTTTACCCCAGCTTTCTAATAAACTATTTATTTCTGAATCTGATTTTGTTTCTATATCTAACTGTTTACATTCTTGTACTATTAATTCAATTAATTTGCTCATTTCTGTCGTGTTATACACACTAGACCCATAATATGTAATTACATTTGTAAAACCGTTCTAATTTGCTTTTCATTGTTTCTGTAACCCAACCTAAACCGTGATTACTCCAAGCTTGTCTAAATCTTTCTACGGCTTCATTCTTTACTGGTATAACTTCATAACTTCCAATGTTCTTAATTAAATCTCTGTATATTTCTTCTTTAGGTATATGTAGCTTATCTTGTAATTTTCCTAATAGTACCCAGCAATATGCATTACTGTCTAAACTCCTTTTTTGTCTATATTCTTTTATTTCAAACTGTTTATCTTTTTCTTGTTCTAGTAAATAAGTTATTATTTTATTACTTGTTCCTACCATATTGCCTCCTAAAATGGTAAATCCTCATATTCTGTATTCAATTTTTCAATTTCAGATATTATATCTAGGATTCCTTTTGTCTTTATTAAATCAGTCATTTTTTCAGTTTTTTGCATTAATCCTTTTAAATCTTCCCACATTTTTTTATAATCCATAATTAATTCCTTTCTACATGTTGATGCATTAAAACATACTCTGAATTTTCTCCCATATTATTCAATAAAAATTCACTTGCTTGTTGTTTACTTAAATGGCTGTCTTTTGCTCTAAATTCATATACATATTTGCAGTCTTGTTGTTTTTCTTTTATTCTTTCTTCTATCTCATCTTCATCGTAATTACCTTCAACAAGATACAAATCATAATTTTTAGCACTTATTCCTTCAACTGTTTTTGTGTCTGTCATATAGATTACTTTATAATCGTCAAATAATATCCTATATCCACATTGTGGTACATCATGATATAATTTAATAGGCATAACTTTAAAGAGCTTATAATCGTATTTTGTGCCAATTTGAAGTACATCTATATTTTTTCTTTCAACTCCACATTCTAAAAGAGGTTTTAATAACCATTCACAACAAGTAAATCTTAATGTTGGTCTTTCTTGTGCTAATTTCTTAATTGTTTCTTTTTTAAAGTGATCTGAATGTATATGTGTTAGAAGTACTATTTTGAACTGTTTATAATACTTCTCTAATTTCTTAAAAGTAACTCCACAGTCAATTAAAATTATGTCTTTTATTATTGTTGCATTTCCTGTGCTACAACTTGATATAATTTTATAGTTCATTCATTGATACCTCTTTTGTATTTTCTGTTTGTTCTTCTATTTCAGTTTGTATCTCAATAGGTTCTTGTTGTGGTATTTCTTGTTGCATTTCTTCTGCTTCATACATTCCTGCTAAATCTTCAACAAATGTTTCTCTTAATGCTCTTACTTTTGCAACTTTCTCAACCATTGTTGCTCCTTTACTTCCCCAGTTTGAATTTAATTGTCCTTGTCCTGTTTTTTGTGCTACTTCATTAAAACTTACACTTGAATATGTATGATGTGTCCAGTCTTTCCTAAATACTCTAGCCCAACCACCTACAAGTTGTTCATTTCCTAATCTAAATGTTCCTTGTCTTTCTTCTACTGTTCCATCATCTTTTTGAACTATGATTCCGCTTTCCATTCCATCATAATTTGGATTTAGTACTGCTCTTTTTAAAATTGCATCTTTTCCTACTACTAATTGTGCTGGTGTTCCTGCTTTGTATTTAATTAAATATGCTTCTCTTAAGAATGGGTTTAATTTTCTAACTTTACAAAGTTCTGTAAATAGTTTAAATTCTTGATTTGTTATTTTTGCGTCTGTTCCTACTATGTATTCTTGTACTATACTTGGTGTCAATTTTATTTCATTTCCGTCAATATCAAATTTGACCATTAATTCATTATTTTTTTGTACTTCATTACTCATAATCGTAACCTCCACTTTCTAAAAATTGTTTTAATTCTTTTAATTTTGTTCTTGTTCCTCTTACTGTAAATTTTAAAGTTAAAGTTTCTTCTGTTTTTTCTTCTATGGATGGTGCATTTAATATTATTTGTTCACTATACTTGTCTGACTCTTTTGCAGTATCCACAACAAATTCTTGAAGTTCTTTTTCTTGTTCTATTTTTTTCTTTTCTTCTTCAATAGCCTTAAATCTATTTGTTACACTTGTTATCGCTTGTGATACATTTAATGTTTGTTTATATTCAACTAATATTTCTGTTTTATGTTCTTGTGTCTCAATTAGTTTTAAATCGTCTGCTACTTTATCTATAAATGATTTTGCCTGCTCTTTTAAATTTTTCATACTTGCTGATAATGTTACATCTATTTTTGCTTGTCCATATGTAATGAAATCAATATTATTTGCTATTTTACATTCTTCAAAGTATTCTTTTATTTCTTGCTCTTTAATTTCCTTTTGTTTGTTTTCATAATTGGCAACTTGTTGATTTATCGTATTATATGTTTCTGCTAAAAGCTTCTCTGTTTCTTTTGCTGTATCTTCAAAAGCTTTTATAGGTTTGTTATATTCTGCTATAATATTTTTTCTATAATCTGCAACTTGACTCTTAAATTTATTTACTTTAGACTTTTCATCTTTAGCATCTTTCATTGTTTCCTCTGTAAAAGTTATGTTTTTATAATAATTATTAAGATTTTCAACATATCTTTTTACTTCTTTCATATTAGATTCTATCTCTCCAACACTTTTAATTTGTGCTTTTATTTCACCTTTAAATTGTGGTTTCTTTATTAAGCTTTCCATTATTATTCACTCAACCTTTCATATATTTCATCTTCATAATGTTCATCATCTTTTTCTAGTAAATATTCTAGATAACTGTCATAATCATTGTTTGTTTCTATATAGTCATCTTCGACCATTCTGTTTTCTAACATTTCTTCTCCTTCTTGCAT